CCTCGCCCCCGCTCATTTTGGCTTGAACACAAGCCAAAATGCGCGGTTAGGAATTGAATTCCTACCGGGGCCAACGCGACGAAGTTCTGTTACACGCTTCTTGGGCGTTGTTACCGGGGCGCTGCTGCTCAAAAGTTCTATTAGCCTCCGGCGGGCCTCCGGCCGTCAGTCCCAGGGGGTCCCCTGGGACTCATAGACTTTTGCCAGGGGGTACCCTTTACGCATCCTTGAACCAAAGATGCGTCCGTGTGGATATATGGAGCGTGTCTCCGTAGGCTGAGCCGTCCGCGTTCGTCACATAATATCCATACACGGGATAGTGACTCGTGGGAAACTGGTCCGCGTTTGTGTTGTACTTCAACGCCGGAGGCTTCCAGGTGTAGCGGATAAACCGCTGGTCTTCACGAGCCGCGGTCCCCGTGGGCGCAGTGATGGTGGCGGGACCCTGGTTAGCCTGGGCACCCACACCACGTCTCATCCTGAATCTGTAGTGCTTCAGTTGAGAATACTGGTCTTTATTGAGGGGCATGTGATTCACTTGGTTTAACATGAGCGGCTGGTTGCCATCATCTGGATCGCGATTGGTACCATTGCCTACATTCAAAAATTGTCCTACTGGCACACTAGGTAACGCTATACGGGAGTTTGCTCCCTTAGCTGTTACTATCCACAGATTCACCACCACGTCCTGGTTGTTGCTCTGTTCATTTGTCCAGTTGAACGAAAAATCTATGCACGCTTTCACCGGCGATATCTTTTCCCCTATGCGTTGGAAGTCACCTACGCCCTGCGTGACCGGCGTGAGGCAGTTGAATAATCCTGCCGGAGTTACTAATGCCTGACCCATTGCTACCTGCTGCTGCAGTTGCTGGGCTACATACTTGGTCTCTTCTTTGCGATTTACAATCGCTAGCACCCTCTTGGCGAAAGTGCTCTTGGCAGCCTTACGCGTCTTGGGACCACCCTTATACGTGGTTGTCTTAACAGTCCCATTCAGATACTTAATCCGTATCTTCTGCCCAACGCGTAGAGCCTTTGCCATGTATTATACTATTGCGGAGATATTAATTCGTCAGCCGGGATTTCCGTCTGTCTGTCTGTCTGTCTAACTGCCCGGCTATACATATCCGATCCATACGACTTCCAAACAACTTTCCAATCTGGATTGGATGCAATCCATTCTATTCCGCGCCGACCAGCCCTTATGTCAGTTCTGACGATTACTTGTACTGCGTCCAGTATCTCATCGGTGGTCGGTTCAATCCCAAGTACCATAACTGGGAGCCGCTTGGCGACTTCCTCAGCATATGCGAATTTACTTGGTATATCATTAACGTACTCCACAGGCTTCGTACCTTCTTTTCGCGTCTCTTCCTTCTTACAGTAATTGACCAAAGCATCCCAATTCTTTGCCACTTCAACATGTAAGCCAGGAAAGTTCTTTTTCATCCAGCTAAAGCGCTGTTGCTGCTTTAGCAGGATGTACCCTTGCCAGTGCTCGCGCCCTGTATCGGGACATATCTCCGTTTGCCATCCCCATTTGCTCACACTCGGAGGCATGACCTCAAACAGTCCATACTGGGCCTGGTATGCCGTGAAAGACCACCGTGTGCTCTTTACCTCCGCGCCTTCCATATGGGGGCTGGGGGTTTTTTTTCGGGCCATTCAATTTTTGAAGTGACCCTTTATGTCTAGGGCCGTAATACTATAGCCCTAGACCACCCCAGGGGGTCCCCTGAGGTGCAAGGTACCCCAAGGGGGGTACCTTGGGTTGATGCAGAAATCTCCCACGTTGTGGTCTCCGTCTGCCTCCTAGCGTTAGCCCCGGTAGGAATTCAATTCCTAACCTTCATTTTGGCTTGTGTGAAAGCCAAAATGCCGGGGCTACCGCCCTCGCCCCCGCTCATTTTGGCTTGAACACAAGCCAAAATGCGCGGTTAGGAATTGAATTCCTACCGGGGCCAACGCGACGAAGTTCTGTTACACGCTTCTTGGGCGTTGTTACCGGGGCG